TCGCGGAAGGGGGCGGGGCACAGGCCCCGCCCGGGTTGTCGGTTATTTGCCCTGGGCGCCCTGCTTGGCCCGCTCTGCCTTGAGTTTCGGATCGCAGGGCTTGGCCTTTTTCATGGCGCACAGATAACGGGCGTCATCTCCCCCGATCTCGTTCGGGACCAGCAGCACCGTTCCTGCCGCCACATCCATTGACCCGCCGGTCTGCAAGCCGACAGTGGTGTTCCGCGTGATATCGATCGCGGCGAGTTTTTGCTCCTTAGCCATATCGTTGTTCTCCCTTGAAATTGAGGTTAGGTCCGCCAAGGGTTTCCTTGGCGGACGAAATTAACCTGCCGATCAGGTGGTGAGCGCATCCTTCATGGCGGCGAAGGATTCGGCCCGACGCACGGCGATGTCGGCCATCATGAAGCTGGTCAACTCGATCAGCCCCTGTTTCTTCAGGCTGTAAGGATCGGCGATGATCTCGATCACGCCCCACTCGCCGATCATCAGATCGTTCCAGTTGCCGAAGAGGATGGCCGAACAGACACCGGTGCTGGTCCCTTTGTCGAGGTCGCTCGGGACCTGGTTGGACGCCGCTGCGCGATAGCCGTTCATTTCGCCGAAACCGCCGGCGCCTTTTTCCCAGACGAACTGAGCAGTGTTGGCAGCCTTGACGGTCTGCTTGAGCATGCCGCGCGCCTTGGCGTTGGTAAGGTAGGCCAGGGAGCCGAGATCGGCATTGTCAACCGCCACTTCCGTTTCGAGATTGACGATATCGGCCCAGTCGGGAGCGGCTCCGTCGGTGCCACCGATAACCGAGCCGATCCCCGAGGTGTTGAGAATGCCGCGCGGCTGGTTGCTCGCACCGCTGCCATTGATGGCGGCCAGGTCGAGACCCAGGGCGTTGATGGCGGCCAGGTCGTCGCGGATCAGCATCTCGACATCCTCTGAGGCCTGGGCCAGCAGCTGACGGGAAACCTGAGTGGTTGCCTGGGCGCTTTTGGGCCCCATTGCGATGGTCCCCAGGAAGGCGCTCAGATCCGACTCGGAGACATCGGTCCCGCTGTTTTCAGCGACCCAGGAAAGAACGGCCGAGGCGATCTGCTTCGGGAAACTGAGGCTTCCGACCAGACTGGAGAGGACCCGGGCGCCCAGGGCGCGGGTCATCATCTTGTTGCGCAGGATCTGGATCAGCGGCATCAGGGTGGTATCGACCACGGCCCCACCGGCAGCGGAAGACAAGGAGTCCATGGCGGTGGCGGCCCGGTTGCCGCGACTGCGCAGAGACAGGGGGATGAAGACGCCATCGGAACTGCGGGCGAGTTTCTTTTCGATATCGCGGTGGATATCGAGCTCGATCCCTTCGGAGCGCTCGCCAAGGGCTAGCAGGATGGCGTTGCGGACAGAATATTCCTGGTCCTCACGCTCGTTAAGCTGGACATTCGGCGGTTCCGGGAGTTCGGCCGGCTTGGCGCGCATCTTGTCGAGAACTGCCGCCTGGAAGGCCTCGACTGAACCGCCGTTATCGACGAACTGACGGGCCAGCTCGTCGACCCCGGGAACGGTCTGGAATGCCCGGCCGACAGCCTGGATCTCGTTGATCCGCTTGCGTTCGTTGGCTCGTTCCTGCTCGGCATTGACAACCGGAGCCGCAGGCACAGCAGGAGGGGTGGGGGTTAGTCCGCGACCCTGACAGCGGGGACAGGTTTCCTGATCGTGTTCATGGCCGCAGGCGGCGCATCGCTTCATGGTGTTGCTCCTTTCCTTTGTGGGTTCGATTGCGTAAATTTCGATTTCTCGCGGTTCGCCAGTCCCCAGGGAGCGGCCGACCCCGACCGAAATATCGGCCGGTACCGAGACGATGGAGATCTCCAGCGGCTCCCAATCGACCGCCCGCAGCACGTCGGGCTGTCCGTTCTTCCCTTCTTCCTCGAGGATGTAGCGGTAAACGTCATAGGTGAACGAAACATTGACCCTGATCCCGTCCAGTACGTCCTGCCAGATCTCCTGAGCTCGGGCGCTTTTCCCAAAGCGAACCAAGGCGCGCCCCTTGCGCGTCTTCTCATCGATCCAGGCTTTTTCGACAACGCCGACCTGATCGCGGGTGTTATGATCCATCAGCAGCGGACCGGCCGAGTTGATCCGCTTCATACGGATCTCGCCGTTATCGTGTCCGAGGATCTCGATACCGAACCAGCGGACAACGTCTCTCGTTTCCGACGAGTAGCTGAGCTCGATGGTTCGGTTCTCTTCGTTGATGCTCTCCCGGTCAAAACTGAAGATTCGGACCTGCGGCCCCTGCATCTTGATCGTCCGGGCGAGTTTGCGCAGATTTCTCTGTGGCATGCTTTCCTCCTGTCAACTGGCCGGTAAAGCCGGTTTCTTGCCCGGCTGGTCGACCTGGTATTTTTCCTCGAGGCGCTGCTCTTCCTGACGCGCCTTGAGATATTCCTCGTAATCCATGCCGGTGGTTTCCATGACGATCCGGCCGCGCAGATCGAAGTTGTTGTTGACCTGTTTTTCCTTGGCTGTGACATCCTGCAGCGGGTTGACATAGCCCCAGCGACGCGGGCCCCAGGAAAACGCCAGAAACTTTTCGAGCTTGGCAAAGGGAAGATTCACTTTCCCCGAGAGCATGGCCGGCGGCAGCCAGCTGGTTGCTACGTCATCGCATAACCACTCGACCAGCCAGGTTTGCAGCGATTGGTAAAAATCTCGGTCTTCCTCGGTTCCAAACCGAACCGACGAGAAATTGACTTCGGAGAGATCATTGCCAAGGCTGACGTAATTCAACCCGACCCCGGACGAGAAGGTCCGGGTATTGCGCTTCATGAACGGGTCGTAGTTTCCGACTGGGTGCTGCGGATCGAACTCTTTGATTCGATAGCCATAAGGCACGATCCCGAAGGTTCCGGCCTCAACCTCTTCGATAAATTCGTCTTCAGTGTCCTCGTCGTCATCACCTTCGAACGCGGAGGGATCGGCATCCGGATCAGGCTCATAAAAGCCCATCTTGCTGGAACCGACCAGAGATGCGACCAGCTCGGATTCGTCATAAGTGCCCATCTTTTTCAGGCGGCTCATGCCGGCATGCAGCCAGGGAAGAGCACGGGTCTGACGGATGAATTCTGGCAGGTAAAGGTGGATGAATTCTTCAGCCGGAATGCGTTCGTGGCTGCTGCCGCGAGCCTGCATGAAGAGGAAATCGCCGGGATGACGGCGCAGCAAATGATAGGCGACCGGGCGGTCCCATTTATCCACCTCGACACCCATGCGGATGATGTTTCCGTTCGGCAGCATGGCGTTCAGGGTTTCATCGAGATGGTCCGCTTCGATCATCTGCAGGGCAAAACCATAGGCGTTCGGAAAGCCCAGTACCTTGCGAACCAGGACTTCACCATCGCGGGCGCAGGTTTCGAGCGCAAGTTTCTGGATATCAATCCAGCTAAGCTTTCCAGTGACATCGCAGGTCCCGCGTTTGCCCCATTTTTTGAAACCGGACATGATCTTGTTGTTGGCCGTGCTATCAAGCGTTCCGTCCGGATCTTTTGCTTTGGCCTTGAAGCGAATCCCGTTTGAACCGACAACATTGTTTTTGAGCAGTCGGCAAAAATGCTTGGCCAGCTCGTTGTTGTAGTAGAGCTCGCGCGAACGGTTGCGGGCCTTGCGTAACCCCATCCGGGTGATACTGTCGGAGTTCTGCCCGGTTGGATTCCAGGAGGCCTGCAGGCGATCGGACGCTGCGGCCTTGAGGGTGCGAAGAGAGGTTTGCCGATAGCGACGCGCCACCCTTCGCCCTTCGATGCGGGTGATTTGTTCCATCTGGGTTTCGACCGCTTCGCGGCCGGTCAGTTTGTCCCAAAGCCTTGCCATGAGATCCCTTTACAGCCTGAATTTGACGGTGCGACCAACGCCGCGCCCCTGCTTGCGCTTTTCCTTGTTGGTAATCGTTGCCAGCTCGAGACGGTATTGCTGACGAATACGGATCAGCTCTTCAAAAGGAGTCTTGGAAATCCTGCGCCCATCGATCTGCATCTCCAGCTGATCCTTGGCGGCCCGCCCCTCGATAACCGCCTCGATGGCGTCGATCACCCGCTGAGCATGGCAGCGGCCGTCGTAAGTTGCCTCGGTTTCCCCAGCCAGATTAGGGTTGACTTTGATCCGGCCGGTATAGACGGTGTGGCGTTCGCTGTCCTTGGTAACGTAGCCCTGGACGTAATAGGTGCCGGCGACAGTTATGGCGATCGATGTGATGGTGGTTTTATGAGAGCTGCCATCTGCCTCGGAGGTCAGATCGACCTTGGCAGGTCCGCGCAGCGCATAATTGAGGGTCCAGCCGTCATCGGCCGGATAATCTGACAAGGTGCGTGTCCACTCGACGGTATCGCCGGCGGTAATTTCGAGGGGCTCCCGTTCGTCCATGCCCGGGAGTATGGGGAGAATTTGATTTTCAAACCAGACGCCATTCCGACACATAACCACA